AATCGCGATGATGAATGGTCGGGTAACCGAAGAAGAATTTAACGCGGTAGATAAAACTATAACACCGGAAGACTATCAAAAAGAATTTGAACTTCTTCAAAAATCCGGATTGCTTTCGATGATTGAGAAAGATCGGTTACCGAAAGTGATGACGCATGATATCATTTTAGAACGAATCTATCAGCTCAAGGCAGATCGCGCTACCGCGGAGTTTATGAAAGGTCTTCGAAGTTAGCGGAGATTTTCAAACCTCTTTTATTAACGTTACTTATAAATATTAATAACTTTATTAACAATTTCTCAAAAGTACGTACAAAAAGAGGTTAAAACAATGGCATATAAATCTCCAGGCGTTTACGGGGAAGAAAGAGCGTTACGTTTTGCAAGACGTAACCCTTCTGCTATCCGCGCCGCATTCGCTGGTAAATTTAGCAAAGGTCCGGTAGGCTATGCTTTACCGATCACCGACATTCGTGAACTTGAGACCCATTTCGGTACCCCGAATGATCTCAACTATAACGATTTCTTCCAAGTGGCGCGATTCTTAGAATACCATCCAGGTATCTTCGTTTCTCGCGCAGCAAACTTAGATCATACTTTCGATGCTTGTGCCGACGTTGGCGTAGATGTGGATGTTACCGTTGACGTTTCTATCAAATCATTCGAACTAGCAGGCAAAAATCCTTTCGGCTTCAAGAAAGGTGACATCGATCGCATTAAGAAAGTTTTCAAAAAATTTGATCGCTTTACCATTTCTGGTGACAATGCGAACAATGGAGCTATCTATACCGTTTTGGATGTAGACAACTTCGTATTTGTTCCAAAATTAAAATTTGACGTTTTCAAAGATGATCAATTAATGCGTTTATCTGGTGCAACTAACGCATCAGTAGAAATGCCAACTCTATCAAAATTCAATTCAACTCCGACATCTGATCCAGTAGGTACTGTAGCTAATGAAGCATTCATCGAATCTCCGGATGCTTTTGATCTTTACAGCGATTCATACGCTTGGAATGATGTTAACTCTCCAATGAGCTTCTGGGCAAGATCTCCAGGTTCTTGGGGCAACAGTGTTCAAATCGCTATCGTAAAACCGGAAGATTTCAAGGTTAACTACTCTGCTGCGGATTTAACTTCAGCAAAATTGGCGTTTGATGGCGTAGTGGTAGACCAAGCTTTCCGTCAACCTGTTACCGCTGGAAACGTAGGGGTTTTAGTTGCTTTGGATGGCCAAGTAGTTGAACAATTCGTAGGTACCGAAAATCGCACCGGTAAAGGTAACTTCATCGTTGATGAGATTAACTTAAAATCGAATTACATCTTTGCTCGTCGTGGTATTGGTACCTTATGGTCTACTGCGTTTAGCGCAAGAGATATCAATCGTCCATTACAACTTTTAGGTGGATTAGATGCTGAAGTTTCAGTAACCGATATTGAGAATGCTTATAAAGTTTTCGAAGATCAAGATACCTACAAATTTGATGTGATCATCGCTAACGAAATGGATGAAGGCTTAAGTGCTGTAAATCTTGCAAGAGCTCGTGGAACGGTGACCGCAATTGTCGGGGCTCCTTACAACTTATTTGCTAGCAAAAATCCAATTCATATGATCGATGCGATGGTTGATTGGCGCGAAAGTATGCATATAGTAGACGGTTCAGCTTGTTGCGGTAATTCCGCACAAACCGTAAATGCGATGGTATTGAAATATGATAACGCGGTTATTGGTGGTAACTATCTTGCCACTTATGATACTTACAACAATAAACATCGTTTAATTAACGTAGCTGGTGACTTAGCTGGTATTCGTTGTGAAACCAACGATAAACACGGAGCTCATAAAGCTTCTGCGGGTGTTCGTCGCGGTGTATTGAAACCAGGCGTTCGCCTAATATTCAATCCTTCACAAGCTCATCGCGACATCTTGTATAGTCACAACATTAACCCAATTGTTGCTATGAATGGTGTTGGAAACGTAGTTTGGGGTAACCGAACTTTAGCAGAAATGGAAGATCCTTTCATTAGCTGGCACGTACGCTCAATGACCAACGCGATTGTCCAAAATGCTTCAAGCGTTTTACGCCAATTCGTGATGGAAAACATCAATCATTACGTAATGCAAGGTGTAGTAAGTTCACTTTCTCCAATGTTGAATTCGTTCAAAGCAGAAGGTGGCTTGCAAGATTTCTATGTAGATTGTAGTGATCGTAACAACTCACCAGAAACTATGGCGAATAATGAATTGATCGTAGACGTTTACATTCTTCCTACTGGAGTTGCTGAGTACATTCGCCTACGCGTAACCAACACCGGCTTCGAAAGTATTGCAACGGTAATGCAACGCGAAGATTTAAGACGTTAATAAGAAAAGTAACATAATTAAAATCTCTCCATAGTGAGAGATTTTTTTTTTATTTTTGAAACGTTAGAGTTTCGGTAACCAAAACTTTGAAGGTTCATTTTCAAAATTTTTCCGCAGTTGCGGATGAATTGATGAAAGATGTTTAGTTTATTATAATAAAACCCTTTAATTGAAAAAATCGAAAACCTCGATCATTACACTAAAGTGTAGAATTCGATTATTTCGAGATTTTTTTTTGAAGCTGTTGAGTTTCGGTGACCGAAACTTTGAAGGTTCAAAATAAAAAAAAATCTCCAAATCTTCGCGTAAGCGATAAATCGGAGATTGTTTTATATTATAACTTTAATTAATGTCAATATTCATCATCTTGTTCTTTGTTAGCTTGATAAATCGGATAGTAAGTATTACCTTCATCGATTTCCTGCTTGATCTTATCAAACTCATCTTGAACATCACTAGCAGACATATCGAATACCCGATCAATTACGGTTTCGGCACTGAACAATTTACCGATTAGAGGTTTTGCCGTTTCGTAAAGATCTAATGCTTTCTCAAAGTCTTCTTTGACTTTAGCTTTCTCATACCAAGCTTCGTAGTTCAACGAGATGTAAGTATCCAAGATGTAATCTTCCGGAACCTGTTTATCTCGTAGAATTTGACGGAACATCTCCGTGAAAACATTCGAATAAACGAATCTTACGCGATCCAAGAAGTTAACGAATCTTAGTTCATCCACTTCGATGGAGTTTGCGGTGTAATCGTAGCTCGCTTCACTTTCGAAAATTCGACGCAACGGGATAAACATACTTTGATAGAGTTTCTTATTAAAGTACATGATATCATCCAAGCTATCTTGGAAGTTACCCGCCTCATCGATGGTCTCTACTGTGGTACCTTTACTTCCGGAGCGGTTAGCAAACCAATAATCTTCTACGATTCCGGTGGGTTCGTTATTTGTGCTTACGATCTTACCGCTGGTAGCATCATAACGTTTCTTATACTTAAACTTCGTTTGAAGATCTTGCATATACGCTAGCGCGCGATTTTGCGGTAAGTTTGAAATATCCACATTGAATACTCGTCGAGCTACCGAACGTCTAAAACGCATCGGGATCAACATATCTTGCAGAGCTTGCAATTGGTTTGCGTATTTGAATGCATACAATAAGAAACCGTGGCGCGCCCCAGTAACATCAAAAAGACCAAAGTCACTTTGGATGACTTGTTCTGGTTTAAGTTCCATTTTGTTTGAACGACCTGCTTGATAGTAAGTGACTCCATCTTGTTCCACTACTTTCAAAGGATCGATTGGGATGAATACTCGGATTTTGTTTGAGTTATCGTTAGATTCCTCATCGTGCAGACCTTTTGGATCGCGGATTGCTTTGCCAGTCTTTTTATCAAATCGAGTTTTGACCCCATCTTTGGTAACCGAAAGTGGTTCGTAGAAATCGTTTGCCGATTCGATCAAATATTCCACGTCTTTCTCGGTGATGCGATCCGGATTAATAAACGCAGTTTTTGATTTCCAATGTACCATAGATTCGTTCAACAAGGTACCGGACATCCCATGCATATTTTTAGCATTGGCCTTTTCTTTACCTACGAATTTGCTAGCGTCGATCGCTAAGCTTAAAACACACATACGTCCATCGATATACGCTTGCTTTAAGAAGTTAAAGGTAATCAAAGCATCCGGAGTTTTAATTCCGTTAATCACCACGAAAGGTTTCTTTTTGAACTCATTAAAGATCTCGTTAACCATTTCGAATTGTTTATCATCTTCACCTTCGGTTTCTAGTACTAATGGATCATCTTTAAGGAAAAGATCGCGCATGATCTCTTCAATACCAATCG